CACCAGTCCGTTCATCCTTTTGCTTCTTAATTTCACGAACTTTACGCAGTTTTCGTGGGTCGATATAACGGAGTTCTTTGACACCTTGTGATGGGTTTTCTCTATCGACAATAATGTGGTAATATAAACGACCATCCACATAGTATCTACGGAAGATATCTTGTCCCATGTTCTTGTAATTAAACAATCTCAGAACGGTATTAAATTCATCCTTAATAGCAGTTTTGATTTTATCTGGTTGTTTGAGATCATCCAAAATAATTTTAATACTTTGACCATCATCATCTTGGCAAATGGCTTCATTGATAATATCATCGATGGCCGATTCGATTTCTGGCTGCATGGCCATTTCACGATAACGAGAAATGAGTTCTACTTCATTTTTGGCTGTACCATCGAGGTCCACATATGTGCCATAGTAGGCCGCAGAGGTAATGGTGAGAGCGCCGTCCTCATTAGCAGGAGGCGTAAAAGATTGTTGCACATCTTGGACTTCTTCGTCCTTGTTTCGTGCAATTGTAAAACCAAAAAGAGAAAATTTATTAGCCGCCATATTGTGTTATATCCAATTCAAAAAAAACATAATGGAGAGAACCGTAGCTCTCTCCGTAAAATAAAATAAATTAACTTGTTGTAACAGCTTCCCACCATTGGTAGGCAAAGGTTACACCGTATTCTTCAATACTGTCATTTGAACTCCAATCTAAATCAATTGGTGCCAAATCAACAGGGAACAAGCCAACAAATTTATAAGATTTGAGAGCTTCGCCTGCTTTGCCGTATTGAGTAACGGTTGCGTCTGTGGTGTATCCTAGTGGATTAACAGCTGCACCATTTCTGACGTTACTTGCATGACTGTTGATTGCATTCATCCATGATTCCATAGAATCTCTGATTACAAAATCTTCATCATTGATAATTTGCAATGTCCAATCGGCGAATGAACGGTTACCAGCAAACTTCAATTCACGACCAAAGTAATAAATTGGGAATGAATTAACGGTTGAACCAGGTAACTGTGCCGTTTTAGCCATAAACGATGTCTTTTGTGAAGCTGCCACACCGTTTGCTGCGACTGTTGGAAATGTTAAGGTTACTTGAAATAGATTGGGACGGGCACCGTCACCAATCATATTAGACCTAAATTCCGCTACATTAAATGCCATTTGTATCTCCTATATCGTTGTATTATTTATTAGAACTTCCCAACGACTTCAGTAAAATCAACACCAGTTCTTACTGCCACAAAATTCAACTGGATGAAGTTGATAGAACGAGCAGGTTTGATGTAGATATCACCAACAAATCGGTTTGTATCAATCACTTCACCAGTATTATTTGTAGAATCACAAACAACACGGAAGTCATAGATACCACGGCGACCTTGTACATCTCTTAGGAATGGTGTAACCAAAGCAACAAACTGAGCCCGTGTAAATTCGTCATTGAATTCAAACATGGAATATTTAGCTGCTGAAGCAATAGCCTTTTCTAATACAATAAACAATCTACGAACATTAATACGATCAAAGGCAGATGGTTTGGATTGTAAAGTCTTGTCACCATACAACACTACGCCTGTACCAGCCATTGCAACTACTGGATTAACACCTTTTGCATAAAGTGTATCTCTATCTGTCTTGGTTGGATTGTATGCCAACTTAACAACATTCTTTAGATTACCACGGTTTAGACCAGCAGGTGAGAACCATGGATCACGAACATTGTCGGTATTAACACATAGTCCAGCAATATCACCGTTTAAAGGAACCCAACGATATGTATTGTTGTACTTGTCAAACATATACTTCCAACCAGAGTCGGCAACAGTATAAGAAGATGAACGAGCCAACGTAGTATTCCAAGCAACAATATCAGCAGCTTCATCGCCAGCATTGTTTACAACAGTATCGGAAGGTGGAGAAATAAATGCCACACAATCTTTTCTGTATTCAGCAACATTATCGATGATGTACTGTTGTACGGCCACAGCAGCATTACCAGAAATTACCAATGAAATATCTAATGCTTCAGAATTTCTGAATAAACCATATCCAGTTTGAAGATTGCTAGCAGCTGGTTGGCTATCGGTACCTTTGGTCAATGTGATTGTTTGTGGTGTAGCCACAGTTACATAATTGGTATTGCTTAATGCATTACCCCATGTGGTAGAAGTTGTGCTGTAACTTACTGGATCCATAGAATAAACATACTTTGATTGCTTAAACAATACATCTTTGTAGAAATTTGAATTTCCTAAAGAGTCTGTTGAATCTGAACCTTTTGAAAGGTATGGGAATACTTCTAATACAGTATTTTTTGTACCAGTAAATAGACCTTGTGAGTCCATAACGACAATGTGTATTTCATCATTAGCAGCACCAGCAGATGCAGCTTGTACAGAAGTACCTGGAGCGCCAGTAAAGTATGAAGAAACACCCACACCATTAACTGTCCAAGTATTAAAAGTGGCACCAGCATCAATAACTGAAACTGTTATTGAATTACCTAGAGCACCAGCATACTTAGCGGCAAAAGCACCAGTAGTATTAGCGTTAAGTCTGTTATGTAAATAGGACTCTTCGTAGATATCTTCATTTAAAATTTGGATACTTGTAGCAGTAGTATTTGCAATAGCATTGTATCCGCTATCACCAACCGCACGAACAATTTTTAAATTATTACCATAGGCCAGAAAACTGGCTGCTGTGAAGAATGATGTATATGTGTTACTATCAGGCTTGCCAAATACTTTTGCTAAAGTAATTTCGCTATCGATAGTTTTTACTATATTTGCTGGTCCCCATTGGAAACCTCCAGCAAAAGCACCGGCCGTAGTGAGTACTGAAGGAACGACTGTTGTAAGGTCGACTTCAGAAACGTTTACGCCTGGAGAGATTTGAAATGCCATTTGTTATCTCCTTGAATATGATGTTATTTGGCAGTTATGATACCATACAGATATTTATGTAAGGCGGTATTTAGAGATTCCTAAAAGATTCTCTGACGAAAGATTCATAAACATTGCCTCCGTCTGCTACTTCCCATACATCACCACCAACAACCTCTAGTCCTGGCCGTTCTAAACCAGTTTCTATGATTGGTGCTGGTAATGTTTCATCATCTAATTGATTCATATTTTCTAACTGAATCTGTTTTCTAATGTCATGGTTGACAATTTCTTTAAAGTATTTCTGTGTGGCAGCCCATGCAAAAAGAACTAAAGTCATAGCCATATCATCATTGGCTTCAGCTTCAGCCGCAAAAGATGTCTTGTTGGCCACAAAGGTGGTTAGTTCAGAAATGGTATCAAAGTCTACAACTTGTAACTTGTCACCCTCAATCAAGGTCTTTAGGTTAGAACAACCAACTCGTTTGACCGCTGTAGACATCTTGACACCCATCTGTACACCACGACCAAATCCACTATGAAGTTGTTGGGGTTTCTTATTACCTGTAAACACTTTCCATAGATTTTCATACTCCAAATCTTGGTGAATAATATCGGCTACTTGTGGATTGTTATTAATTTCAACCAAAACATAAGCTTCATTATATAATCTTGCAGCATTGTATATGATGGTTGGAAATAAAATTGGTGAAATTGATGAACTCTTATAGGTGGCCACTTGCCGATATGGTGTGATGGATATATCGAATACAGAAAATGCTGAACAGTCCAAGTTACGACCTTCTGATACATCCACGGTAATGGCATACAGATGGTCTTTTTTACCATAATCATCACCTTTAATTGGATATTCATAGATTTTCATCATATCGTGTTCAGTAACAGGATCTTTATAGACCATTGCCTGTAATTTTTGACCAGAAATAAGAGTGTTATTAGAACCTAAAAACTCCGTTTCAAACTCCTGACGGAACTGATGCTCAGATGTGTTACGAATTGTTTCTTCTTTCCAAGCATCATCTCGACCTGGTACCATAGACCAATGAACTTCAAAAGGTGTATAGTTGTTTTTCTTATTGATTGCATCTGTCCAAATTTTATAGAACAGATTCATACCATTAGGTGTAGAAACAATAATAATCTTTGTTTTGGTACCAGCAGTAATAACAGGATACACAGAAGTAAAGAAGTCCGTGGCAATATTGGATGGTACGAAAGCAAACTCGTCTAAGAATACAATGTTAAACGAACCAGAACGAGCCGCTGAAGATGATGTAGAAGATGCAATGATTACAGAACCGTTTTCTAATTCGACACGACCTTTGTTCCACTCCACAACACCTTGTTGTAACCACATAGGTAGATTCTCATAGGCCAACTGTAGTTTACCTAAAATACCTCGAGCAGTTTCACCACGGTTAGCAAGAACGGCAACGGTCTGTGAATCTTGAAACAATATGGTCCAGAGAAGATAGGCAACTGTTGTGGTGGTTTTACCAACTTGTCGAGGACATTTCATGATTGTAAAACGATTTTGATGGAACGTTTTAATCATGTCCTCTTGAAAATCATACATCTTAAATGATGTTATACCTTCATCAAGAGTAATAATCTTAATGTATTTGGTAAAATACAAAGGATCTTTAGAACATTTGATATATTCTTGTACTTGTTCTTCCGTAAAGTTAACCTGAACACCTACCCGTTTCAGTAGGGGGTTATCACGGTACGATTCTTTATTCTTTTTGAGAGCCATTATTTTTCAGTAGTTTACTTAGTTCAGAGGTTGAACCAACAAAAATGGCTTTATCGATATTGGTGTTAGTTGTTTCTCTCTTAACACCATCCATCTCACGCATTTGTTTTTGAATATTTAAAAGTTCTTTATTGGCATCTACCATATTTTTAAGTATACCACCATACACTTCAAATGCTCTTGGATGTTGACCTGCTTTGGCAACTTGTAATATTTCTTCCATGGCTTCTTTACCTTGGTCAATAATACCTTGTAGGTTTTCTTTTGACTGTTGATACGCATCAGACAAATCTTGTTTTAATTCGGGATCATTATCTTTGGTAGATACCGCAGGAAGTTTTTCTTTCTTTTCCTCTGGCGCAGGCACCACATCAAATATTTCTTCCATTTTTTTATCAAAGTTGTTCATAGTTAGTTTTATTCATTAAGATAGTTTAACGTAACCCCAATAAACAGTTTGTTCCGATCCGCTGGTGTTATTAATTCCAAAAACAAATACATTGTTTGTTGTGCCTGATACAGTAGCAGTTGATATTGCACCTACTGTTCCCACAATTTGATCCGGTATACTTGTGATTGTAATTGGACTTCCACCACCTGTATAATTCCAAGCGTATTGATTACCTAATACTGGCACATTACTATTGGTAACATGTACGGTAGCAATGTATGATATAATCCCGTTAGGAATATTACCTCTAACCCATAACTGATAAGCGCCATTTATTGGAACTGTAATACTGTATGTGCTTGCGCCGGTAGTAACAGTCCAACTACCTGAAGTGAGATTTGCTCCGCTTGCACCTTGAACACCCGTAGCACCATTGGTGCCAGAAGGACCGGTTGCACCACTAACACCAGTAGCACCATTAGTACCTGCTGAACCGGTGGCACCATTAATACCTGTACCTGTAGCACCGTTAGTGCCGGCAGAACCTGTGGCACCAGTAACACCTGAAGCACCCGATACTCCACTAGCACCATTTGTACCATTTGTACCAAAAGGACTTAAATCGGTTACATAGATGGCATACTGAGTACCGTTAGTGGCGTATACTGGTAAAACTATAGCATCGTTGGTATTAATTACCCAAGTAGGATGGCCTGGATCGTCACCTAATGACACATTAGATTGAGGAGTATTCATTAATTTTGTAACAGTATTGGCAGGATCACCAACAGGTACAAAAGTCCAATTTGTATTTCCAAGACCAATTATTTCATTTATGTAAGCATCTACTACTGAGCCATCTTTTCTAACAGTAAAACCATTTCCATAAGAATTAAGATTAAATTCTCCTAGTGCTACTGTATAACTGCCTGTAAAACTATCTAGTAATAATAAATTACCAGCACCAATAGTACCTTGTGGTCCAGTAGCACCAGAAACACCAGTTGCGCCTTGTGTACCTACACCAGTTGCACCATCAATACCTGTAGCACCATTAGTACCCGCTGAGCCTGTGGCGCCATTGGTACCGGCAGAACCTGTAGCACCATCAACACCATTTACTCCACTAGCGCCATTAGTACCGGCTGAACCTGTGGCACCATTGGTTCCATTTGAACCGGTAGGACCAGTAGCACCATCAATACCTGTAGCACCATTTGAACCAGAGGAACCCGTGGCACCATCAATACCTGTAGCACCATTAGTACCTGCTGAACCTGAAGCACCTTGTACGCCTGTAGCACCATTTGTACCGGCTGAAC